GCCTACGATCATCCGACCGGCGGCAAGGGCGTCTCTTGGGGATTGCAGCACGCGCAATTGCTCGAGCACGACGATCAGATCGGGCCTGGCCGCATTCGTGCGGAAGACGCTTTCGAAGCCGTCACGACTGACGGCGCGGCGTCTGCCGAAGCCTTGTTCGGGTGACGCATGGCAGACATCGGAAGCAACTCAAACGGCGCCAGCCAGAACGAGATCAAATCGTTCGTCGAGCGCATCGAACGCCTCAACGGCGAGAAAGCAGACCTTTCGAGCGATATTTCGGAAGTCTACAAAGAGGCCAAAAGCCGCGGCTTCGACACGAAAGCACTCCGCAAGGCCGTGCGCATTCGTGCAATGGATCAGGCGCAGCGCAAGGAAGAGGAAGCGGTGCTCGAGCTCTACCTGGCGGCGCTCGGGCTTCTGTGATGTGGCGCCCAATGGACACCGCACCACACAGCAAGTTGATTCTCATTAAGGGCCGCAGCGGATACATGGCGCCGCGCGACGTTTTAGTGATGTCAGCCTACCGAGACGACGAGTATAGGCCGCCGATAAAGGGCGAGCCAAGGTGGCTAACACCTGGCGGCGATCAGGTGGAAATGTGTGGGCCGCCGGAAGGTTGGTTGCTTATCCCTGAATGAGAACAAACACGGCGGGACACCTGCGCCCGCCGTGTTGACCCTTGTGGGCACAACGTCAACATATAAGGAGACATTCAGACAATGAAAAAGAAAACCTTGATCAACAGAAACGAGCAATTTCTGGCTGCGCTGGCGGCCGAGCAATCCGGCGGCCCAATGCCGCCGAGTCTTTATCCGGTGCCGCCGCATCACTCACCGGAGCGGCACGAATATCGCCGGAAGCATTGGCGTGTGCCTTCTGACAGACCGGTGGGCCGCCCGCGCGTGAGTGCTGCGCAATGACCCGCGTGCTCTATCTCGCGCCGTGGGCTCTCAACTTCGTTGTGTGGGCTCTGTTCATTTGGGCAGTCGTGTCGCTCGTGAGTTACGCCCGCGCGTCCGACGCCGAAGCGCAAGCCTATCGTGATTGCGACACACGCATAGACCCGCGGGTTTTAAACCGTTGCTATGCGATCAATGTGTGCGCGGCGAAAGAGCTCGTGCGGCGGCATCTGAAAGACAAAGTTGAGATTCGGGAGTGCGAGCAATGAGCCGCCGCCCCGGATGGTTGCTTGAGGAGTTGCGGTTGGAATGGTGGCGCGCACTTGCTGTTGCCCAAGAGCGCCTTGCGAAGCCAGGGCCTTACCCGGCTTGGCTCGCTATGGATGAGGCGCAGCGCGCAATTAAAATGCTCGAGCTCACCGCCGAAGCAAGCAGGAGGGCCGCGCAATGAGCGTCGGGCGGCCTTGGGCAATGGTTGACGGTGCGGCCGGCGTCGAGGCGCGCGTTAAGGATGACTTCTATCCGAGTACGCCGGAATGTACGGCGGTGTTGCTGCCGCACATTAAAGACTTTCCGCACAGAGTTTGGGAACCGGCTTGCGGGGATGGTGCGATTTCAGAGGTGTTGCATGGCGCCGGTTATTCGGTGTTCTCTTCGGACAAAATAGACCGCGGATACGGCGACATTCATGATTTTCTTTATAGCGAAAATCGCCCGTTCAAAGCGATCATCACAAACCCGCCTTACGGCAATGGGCTCGCCGAGAAGTTCATTCGCAAAGCATTCGAGCTCGGTTGCACTCATGTCGCGATGCTTTTGAAAGCAGACTTCTGGAACAGTCGCCGCAATGGGTTGTTCGAACAATACCCTCCGGATCAAATTCTGGCTCTCGATTGGCGCCCAGATTTTTTAGGCAAAGGGCGGCCCTTTCTGAATGTGTCATGGAGCATATGGCGCCCTGGCACGGTAGAAACTCGTTTCACAAGAGCGCATCGGCCATGAAATTACATTTGGACTTTGAAACCCGCTCAACCGCCGATCTGCGCAAGGTCGGCGCGCACAAATATGCGGAAGACCCGACAACCGACGTTTGGTGCGCGGCGTGGGCGATCGATGACGGGCCGGTTGAGTTATGGGCGCCATACGCGAACGCGGATAATCCTCTTTTATACGCACTCGCGAATGCCGATCAGATCGTCGCACACAACGCGGGGTTTGAGCGCGCCATCTGCCGCAGCGTCATGACGCCCCGCTACGGTTGGCCGGAGATACCGCTCGAGAAGTGGCGGTGTACGATGGCAATGGCCTACACAATGGGCCTGCCGGGGAGCCTCGAGAACGCTTCCGCCGCGCTCGGCTTGGCTGATAGTAAAGATGCCGAAGGGCATCGGCTCATGCTCGCCATGTGCAAGCCGCGGCGGGCACGCAAGGGCGAAGACCCTGGTCAAATTTACTGGCGCGACGACGAGGCGAGCAAACAGCGGCTTTATCAATATTGCAAAAACGACGTGGTTGTTGAGCGCGAGCTCGAAAAACGTCTCCTGCCGTTGAGCAAAGCCGAACAAGAGATTTGGTTTCTCGATCAGAGGATCAACGATCGCGGTGTAAGGATCGACCGTGATTTATGCAAATCTGCACTAAAGATAGTCGAAGATGCAATTTTGCCGCTCAACAAAGAGCTGCGCAAAGTCACCGGCGGCGAAGTCTCTGGCGTTAACAATTCGGTGCAGCTCGCGGCCTGGTTACGATCGCGCGGCGTCGAGGCCGCTTCCGTCGCCAAAGACGAAGTTGAGAAGCTACTCGCTCGCGACGATCTGCCGCCGGAGTGCCAGCGGGCGCTCGAGATCAGGCAAGAGGGCTCGCTCGCCAGCGTGGCGAAGTTTGATGCGTTCCTCCATTGCGCGCAAGACGACGGGCGAGCCCGCGGGCTGCTTCAATATCATGCGACTGGCACCGGCAGATGGGCCGGCCGCCGAGTGCAGCCGCACAACTTCAAGCGGCCTGGTCATGACGAAGAGTCGATCAATGGGATCATCGAAGAAATCTACCACGGCGATTACCGCCGGATTGCGATGCTTTATGGCCCGGTGCTGCCGGCGGTTTCGGATTGCCTTAGAGGCGCGATCTGCGCGGCCGAAGGGCACGAGATCATCGCGCCCGATCTATCAAATATTGAGAGCCGCGTGCTGGCGTGGCTCGCCGGCGAGCAATGGAAGCTCGAGGCGTTCCGCCAGTACGACAAGGGGGAAGGCGCCGACATTTACAAGGTCGCCTATGGTGGCGCGTTCGGTATCGATCCGGCGAAGGTGACTAAACCGCAGCGGCAAATCGGCAAACCAATCGAGCTCGCGCACGGTTATGAGGGCGGCCCCGGCTCGTTCCGCGTTATGGCAAAAACATACGGTGTTGACATTTCCGCGGCATATGCGGAATTGACGACACGGTTCCATGAAGACACAGTGGCAGCCTGTGATGCTTGGGATTGGCGCGGCCGCAAGTCTGGCATGAGACACGACACATGGGTTGCCGCCGAGATCGTCAAAATCCGGTGGCGGGCGAAGAACCCCAAGATCGTGCAGTTCTGGAAAGATATCAAGCAAGCGGCCTGCATGGCGGTCGAGAACCCCGGCGCGATCATAACGTGCGGCAAGGTCAAGTTCCGCATGGCCGGCTCGTTCCTGTTCATGTTGCTGCCGAGCCGCCGCGCAATCTGTCTGCCATATCCACAAGTCAAATCTGTAAAAACCCCTTGGGGCTCTGACGACAAAGAGCTCACTTTCATGACCACGAACCAATACACGCGCAAATGGCAGCGCACCGGGCTGTACGGCGGCAAGTTGGCTAATTACGCCACGCAAGGCACGTCGCGCGACATTCTGGCCGGCGGTATGTTGCGCGCCGAGGCCGCCGGCTATCCGGTTGTGCTGACGGTTCATGACGAAGAAGTGACCGAACCGCCGATCGGCCACGGCTCGGCGAAGGAACTTGAAACGATCATGGCAACGCCGCCGGCGTGGGCGTTGGATTTGCCGCTCGCGGCGGAAGGCTTTCAAGCAGAGAGGTATCGGAAATGAATCTTAAAAACTTCGCAGATGGGCTCTCGATCATTCGCAAATATTATAAGAACCCGGACGGCTACCATATGGGGGCCGAGCACGATCAAATTTACCTGTACGCAACCGACAACCCCATGAGCGCCGAGGACGTGGCCGCCCTTCGTTTGCTAGGATGGTTCCAACCGGAGATTGGGGAAGACTATTCGCCCGAGGACCGTTGGTCGTGCTTCGTTTAACGCTGCACGATTTGGTGATCGCGAAAACCGACGAAACGACTAACACATTGATTGCAAAAGAATAACACCGCTTTTATAGCCAACAAAAGGTGCCTTCATCGGGCAATGTTGGTCGTTTGTTGGTTGTGTAAAGTATTGAAAACTGATACTTTGCGCGATCGTTGATCACAAAAACCAACACGGATTTGCGGCGTTAACGCCGCGGAAACGCCGCACGGAAGGAAGCACCAAATGTCATTGCAGACCATTCCTCTTACGCCTCCCAGCAAATATTCATCTGATCCCGTTGGCGACGCCATTAAGGCGCTCGCGCAAGTAGCACCGGGGGCCACACCTTCTTGGGTGTATTGGTCCGATCCCGCGACATCTTCTTCTTCGGGGACTGGACTCTGGCAGTTTAAGGGGAGCGCCTATTATCAGCCATTCGCTGGCGCTGATCCGGTGATATACACTATATCGTGCGGGGGCTGTGCTGTGACCAGCGTGGGCGGTGATCCGGCTGCTCCTGCGCCGTCGTTTACGTCTCCTGTTGCGATGGTTCAATCCCATGGGCCGCTTTTCGGAACCGGGCTCGTGCCGGTCGTTGGGCGTGTGTCTGGGCTCAATTCGCAGATTATCGAAACAATAGAAGCGACAAACCCGAGCACGATTGTTGCTGACATCACGGACCTTTTATCGCCCTTGAACAAATCGAATATGTGGTGGATTTACTACAATGACCCGCCAACCGCGGCAGGATGGGGGACCGGAATCTGGCGGCTTAAGGCTACAAGTTTGTGGTATGCCTCCGCCACAGGGCAACCGAGTTTCGTGACCATCGTGCAGACAGGTGGATGCGCTCGCAACTGTGTTGGAGGGGCGCCTGCCGTTCCGCCACCGTCATCATTCGGAACCATTGTGCCGCTCACCGTAAACAGCCTTTTCCCCTTCCTATGAGCGCGTTTATCACACCCATAGACCAGCCGGACCCTACAGCCGGCTATGGCAAGCAGGGGAAACTCGGCAACTATGGGGACGCCGGAGTGCCATCTGGCATGAACAGCGCAACAGGCGGCGCGGCGGGGGTTGTCTCCCGCCCGTCTGCTCAGGAGCTCGGGCTTGAATATCCTCACGACCCAGCCTGGCAGCAGCGCGGGCCACGCGAAACTGTTGATCAGCAAGGCGCCCAGCATATTTTGCAGCGCCTCGCGATGGTCGATAACCCCGATGGTGGGCGTCCAAATCAGCGCGGTGTGGATCACCCGCAACCGTTCTTTCCGGGGTTTCACGATATATTTCCAGTCGAACCGCACCCTAATTTGTCCAGATGGGGCGGTAGGTTCGACATTTATGAACTATATGGAGGCTCAACCGCCTCTGATGCGGAAATGGTCATTTGGCACGCCCTTGATCAAATGAACCAATTTGAATTTGGGATGGACCCTGGCACACCGGATACGTTCTATGGAGCGCCCGTCTTCTTCCCTGTGTTTGCGTCAGATGCCGACATGTTTGACAACACACCCATCGCGCATCAGGTGTATCTTCCATGGGCGCACTCTCTTGGGCCGCGTGTTTTTTACGATGATAGTATGCCGTCGTTGAACGACGCTCTATTCGGCCCTAGTCAGCAACAGTTTCAATTCATGAAAGAATAGGAAATTATTTAGGTTTGCCTGGGCCAAACAGGCTCGGGGTTTCGGGCTCGTCATCTGGAAAATAAGGATTGTTTCGGAGCTTCCGCAATTTCTCTATCATGGCAACTCGTAAGAAAGACCGGTCGTAATGGTCCTCCGGGACATCAAGCCACTTAACCAAGGACATGATGAGCGAATGGTGTTCCTCTATGAGACTTTGCAGGCTCTTCTCGAGCATGGCTACGCGATATTCTGTTCGATCTTTCGGTATCATCCCTCTTCTCCTATAGGGGTTAAAAATGGGCGCGTTCATCACTCCTATCGACAATACAGACCCCACAGCCGGCTATGGCAAGCAGGGGAAGCTTGGAAATTACGGAGACGCTGGGGTTGCTCCGGCCGCCCCGAATAATGCCACAGGCGGCGCGGCGGGAGTTATCTCTCGTCCGTCCGCTCAACAGTTGGGCACGGAATACCCGCACGATCCGGTGTGGCAGCAGCGCGGCCAGCACCCGACTGTCGATCAGCAGGGCGCCGCCCATATCCTTGAAGCATTGTCTAAACAGCTTAACCCCGCCCCACATGCCGATCCTCATTTCTATTTAGAGGCGGCTCTTCATAATGGGGGCGGGCACAGTCAATTCCATGACATTCTTCAAGACCAGAAAGAGATTCTTCGTCATGATCCAGAAGAAGAGCGGATCATGAGCGAATACGCCAAAGCAGAAGAGGGGAAGGCAGAGATTGCGCCGCGCGATCTTTTCAATATCCCCGAAAATTGGAATAACCCGGAGTGGGTGCCATCCACATTTGACGATCTATGGTTTTCTCCGGACAGGATCGATAATCGCCTTCCGGACCTTCTGGACCCGAATCTTTACTGATGAAGGATCGCCCCGTTCCGGGGTAAATCTGTAAGTGGGCGGCCCGATGGTGTTCATAGGGTACGCCGCCTTCTCGCCAGCCTCCGCAGCGGTTGAGATCAGAAAAATGACCGCAAAAATCTTAACCATCGCCAATTTCCGCGGCCATGTGGTCGGGGCAGGCGTGCGCATAAACCCGCTGCACGGTCTGAACCGTATCGCCAAGCAGCGACGCCACGGTGAAAATGTTGACCCCATCCTGCAACAAATGCGTGGCGCGGCTGTGCCTTAGAACGTGCGGATGCGCCCGCGCCTCATCGATTCCAACCGCGTTGCAGGTCTTCCGGAACGGCATGTAGAAATCTGCCGCTGGGCCGAAAATCCAACCGTCTTTCGACCCTGCTACAAGCTTTTCGACGATCGGCATGATTTTAGGATGAATTGGCACGATCGGCTTGCGCTTCTTCGTCACAACCGAACCTGGCGTGCGAAGGTTGATGCGCTTGCGCGCCAGATCGACCTGCTTCACCGTCAACTTTTCTACCGCGCTTCGGCGCGAGGCGGTCCAGTAGGCGAGCGCGATGAAGTCGGCGAGCGGTCCTTCCGCCGCGTTGTAAATGGCGTCGACTTCCTGCCGCGTCAGCCATAGCGTTTCTTCCGGCGCCGGGCTTCTCGGCAACTCGAGCCGCGGCAGCTCGTCGGCTTTGATCAAATCATGTTTTAGAGCGAAATTCGCGGCGGCCCGTAGCGTGGTGAGCTCCCGCCGAATGGTCGCGTCGCCCTTGATCAGCTTGCGGGTTAAACTGGCGCCAGAAGACCCGTCGCAGCGCGCCCGCGCGTAGGCTCTCGATGCGGCAACGTCGATGTTGCGCAGAGCGACGCCGACGAAAAACCTTTTCAAATGCCGGATGGCGATGCGCTGCCGCTCTCGTGCGACTACGTGCTTATCTACGTGCTCGGCTTCGTAATAGTCGAGCACGTCGCACGCGCCGACTCCGCAGAATCGGGCTTCGGTTGTGAATACTGTAACGCCTTTCGAGAGGAACGCCGAAAACCGAGCTGCCGCTTCAACATCGTCTGTTGTGCCCAAGCTAAGGGACTTAGTACGGCCTTTCGTGCCGTTTTTGGCCGGCTCGTACCAGTTGGCATAAAAAACTCCGTCTCGTTTGGCGGTCCAAGGAATTGTGCGACGCTGGCGGGCCATCTGCTTACTTCTTTGGCGGGGCTAGAAGTGAAAACACCTGTATTGCAACGTCCATTGGCACGTCTGCGCTTATGTCAATGTGCGCGCGGCCGTCCGGGAGGGTGTGCATGTTGATTGGCGGCGACTGATCTTCAACGATGCCGGTGGTTATTGGGGCCATCAACTCTTCGACAGTCATTCCGAGAGCTTTAGCAATCGCCGCCTGGTTTATGGCGGAAGGTTCTGACTTCCCATGCACATAGTTGGATATAAGATCGCGGCCGAACGCCTTGCCCTTTTTGTGCACGGCCGCCCGGCGCGCGAGCTCCGACTGGTCCATATCCTTGGCTGTCATCCACTTTTCAAGCTGTGCGCCCCATTTCGCCAGCCGCAAATTCCGATCTGGCGCGAGCCGTTTCACGTGTCTTGCTGATGCAGTCATGGGTGTTTGACCTCTCGTTGTTGGCGATGAGGCCATAATTAACGACAAACACGTTAACTGTCAACGCACACGTGTTGATTATTTATTGCATAGCAGAAATACGCCCGCCGCAATAACGCCATGAACGGCGAGAATCAGGGTGAAAGCAAAGGTCATGGTTTAGGTTCCTTCCTGTAAGCGGTCGAGATCGGATTTCAGCCGGTGCAAGTTTTCGCCGGGATTGAAGATTCTCACGTCGGCGCCGAACGGCATTGCTTCGGATGCGTGGCCGGTGTCGATCTTTGGGCCTTTGCCGTTCAGCCTAACAATGGTGCCGCCGAGCGCCCACACCGCGCCGGCCTCGTTTAAAAAGCGGCAATCCTCGACGACAACCGGCTTATATTGAAGCGCCTCTTGCGCCAGCTTGCGCCAAATGCCGATCCAGAAATCATTGCCGATCATCTGGCGGCCCCATTCGGTGCCGAGCCATTGCATTGCCTGCCGCGGGGTTTTCCCGCAAAGCAGCTCGCAAGGCTTTTCTTTAAGATCGCCTTCGATTTCATCATTCGACAAGCCGATGACGCGCAGCATGTCTTTGAGCGGGCCGGCGAAGCGGATTCGCTGGAAGCCGTAGTGCATTTCCAAGAGAGACGCGGCGGTTGATTTGCCGCAGCCGGCCAGGCCGCTGAATGCGATCAGCCGCGGGCCGGTCCATGCCGCCGGCTTTGGCTGGCTCGTCACAGAATCAAAGCGGAACCCTTGACCAGTATCAGGGCCGAAGGTTGGATTGATTATCGTCGTTTCCGGTGGCGTCAAGATGCCCTCAATCTTCCGGTTAGGATAGCCGGGCCGGTGCCGCGCCCGTTGTTCCTCTTCGGCTTCTGCCGCTAATTGTGCGGCGGTCGTGTGGGCCATCATGCTCATTCAAAAATCTCCTCTTCTGGATCGTAATAGAGAACCGGTTTCCCGGCCGCGTTGAAGAAATCGATTTCGGCACGCACGCCCTTTGATTTCTTCCAACCGGGCAGCATTGCGACGATGCAAGCCCCCGCCGCGCGCATGAACGGTTCATCGAATGGAATCCAAATATTTAAGTCCAATGGATCGATGCCGCCGATGCGCGCGACGGGGTGAGTGTGAACGATCGGGCTGAACACCGTGACGCCTTGCTTTAAGAAGCCGGCGGTAATCATGCGCGCGTCGTGATAGGCTTTCTCGAGCCCGCCTTCGTAATTCGTGTAAGGCGTGGCGAGATAGTAGAAAGCGGTTTTGGGTAGGGTTAGAATGGGGTGAGTCAAAGTCAGTCTCCAAGCCGGATTTCAACGCGCTCGCGAAGACCGCGGCGCTCATGAAGCAAAAACAGCCATTGCGATGGTTCTTCGATCGACGCGCGAATGCCGTGCGCAAACTCGGAATAGCCAGGCACAGAACCGCTCGAGAGCGCGTTATTAGCGTTCGCCGAAAGATGGTAGTGGCCGCTCAAAAGCAGATCGAAATGTTTCTTTGCGTGAAACTGTTGTATCTCGATCTTTTTGATGCCGCGGATGATCGGCAGGATTGGACCGGCGAAGCCTGCCCCACCGCCGGTTCCCATTTTGTCACCGTGCGTTAGAAAGACCCGCTTCCCAAGCAAATCGACCACAACATCGGGGCCGGCGGCGATTTGGAATGTCACGCGCTTGTCATGCGCGAAAATGCCTTGAAGCATCTTCGCCGCGAGCGTGTCATATGAGAGCCGCGCATATTGCTTGAAATGGCTCTTGATCGTTGTGCGGCCGTGGTTGCCAGGCACAGATGCAATGTGCACGCGCCCGTAGGCGTCGAGCACATGCCGGATGCCGGCGGCGGCCTCTTCAACGAAAAGCAAGACTTGCTCGTGCGCCGTCAAAGCGTTCGTCTGCTTCAACTCGTCGTGAATGTCGCCGGAGATCAAATCACCGCCGAGCGCCAGGAAGGCGCCTGCCGGCGTGCAATCACTCATCCAACGCTGGCCGATTACGCAAGCAGCGGCGAAGTAACGGCGAAGACGCTCGCGGCATATTTCGACGTTGTAAGCGTTGACGCCGAGAATTTCGTCACCGTCGATCACTTCGCCGGCGTGAACGTCAGACAGGAAAAGGCCAAGGATCGCCTTGCCCTTTTTCAAGCCTTTGGGGAGCGTCCAATTCGGCGGGGCGACTGGCGTTTCCGCAAGGCCGGAGATTTCGTCGAGCGTCTTTTGAAGTCTTGAGAGCTCGCTTTCGCGCTCTTTGGCGATCTTGCGCCAAAACTCGGCGTCTCTGATTTCGCCAGGGCTCCGTAGGGCGTCGGGTGCGGTCGGGCCCCTCTCGGGCACTTTCCAACCCTTCACCCTCATTCTCGCCTTATGGTCGCGCAAGGTGCGCGTGCTCATCCCCAATTCAGCGGCGGCCTCTGCGTGTGTTTTTGTGGCCGCAATAACCGACAAAATGTGTTTAAGTTCAGAATCGCTCTTAAGCGCCACAAAATCACCTTTTGGTTAGAAGTTGCTCAATATGCTTCAATGTGCCGCCGTTATCGATCGAGCTCTGTTCAATTCGCGCGATACGCTCGGCAATTGTCTTCCGTTCGTCTTCTAAAACCTTGATCCGGGGTTCCAACCCTGCGATCTTCAAGTCATCGGCCTTCACCGTGTCGCGCAGCTCGGCAAACGTCAGTATGCCGCCGCCGACGAGGGTGATGATCGTGATTATGTTTCCAATGGAAACACGGGGACTGAAAGCCGGGCCGGTCATTTGAGTCGCGCCCGCAAATCGTTGTAAAACGCCTTGTCATTCGCGAGGCGGCGGTTTGCGTGCTTCGCAGCAGCAATAACGTGACCAGCGTAAACACGCGGATCATCCCCGGTGCTAGGCGCCGGGATAGCCACCTGCTCGCCAAAGCCAGCAGGAGCGGGAGGCAAGGAAGGATGAATAGCGACAGAGTCACTTTGCAAACTTGCGCAGCCGCCGAGCGTCAGCACGAGAGAGCCCGCAACCAGCAGGCGCTTTTGAGAATTTGAGAGCATAAGCATTGACGGCTTCCTCGTCTTTTTGGGCTTGGGAAATGGCGGCAGCTTCGCGCGCTTGAGCCGCTTGAACCGCGGCCGTGGAGGCGAGTGTTTGCCGTTGAAACTCTTGCTGGGCGACAATCTTGGCCTTCAAGAAAGACGACTCGTCGAGCCGCGCCTTCAAATGCCAACCGCCGCCGAAACTGACTACCGCGACAACCGCGGCCGCAATCGCATAGGATTGGAGCGAGCCGAGGCTGAGAAGTGCGAGAGGGTTCATTTTTGGAACACCTTTGATGAATGCCCACACGCTAGTGGGCGCGCTTTTGAGCGCGGGAATTACCTTCGCGGCGGTCGCCGCGGTTATAACTTTCGCGGATGCGAAAGACGGGAAAGCAGGAAGTTTCATTCGCCGCCCTTTCCATATGCTGCGCCGACAAGCGCCCAAACGATCGCGCCTGCCGCTAAGACAACAGTTGCGATCAACACAAAGCCGATCATTGGGAAATCCTCTTCGCGATTTTGAAGATCGACCACACAGCCGCGGCGATTAGGAAATAGATTGCCGACACGATGCCGGCCATCGCGGCGCGCACTGATACCTCAAACCAAAACAAGTACGCGTCTTCGAATGGGCCGCCCATTTCAGACCTCATGGAAGCGTTTGTAGGCGAACATTGCGAGTATGATCAGCGCAACGATCACAGCGGCGGCCATCACCCATTGCAGAGGACCGGACCCGGCGATAGCCGTTAGAATGGTGCCAGCGCCGCCACTTGTGGCGACAATGACTTCGGGAGAAACGGTTGGGATGGTCGGCGTGTGTGGATCGACTTCGCTGCCGCCATATTCGTCGTCATTGCGATCAAGCGGCTTATCCGGGTCATCGGAAGGCGTCTCACTCGCCCACAACGCGCCTTCGGCAGCTCTGCGCCGCACGAGACCTTTGAGCACCTTGCCGGAAGCATACCGGTATTTCATGAGCTCGGCAGGCACAACGCCATAGCGTTTTTGATTGAGCTGCCGGAGAAGCGACGATTTTTGTAGCCTGTCGGGGCCGCAATTGAAGACGAAGGAAATCAACGCGCCTCGTTCGGCGTCGGAAAGCGGCACTTTCACAAGTTTGTCAACAGCGCGAGCCGCCGGTGCCAAATCTTGAATAAACAGCTCATCGGCCTGAGCTTGCGAAATCCGATCGCCGTAATGAACGCCGCGGATATGGCCGTAGCCGATGGTTGGCACGCCGGTTCCGTCGTCGTAGGCGCTGAGCCTGCAACTCTCGAAACTCTTAATCAGGTCGATCGCTTCTTTACAGACTGGACGCATAATTGCCTCTTTGTGGCATTAGTGGTCGCACAT